TGCATACGAAGGACTGTCTGTGTTCTCCCCAGTGCTTGTCACGAGAAATATTTTTGAAGCGTCAGTCACAACAATCACAGCGGCAATAAGGAACAAGGTAAAACGTATTGTGTACTGTTCGAGCATGGCAAGGTATGGACACCATGACAATATGCCGTACAAGGAAGATTACGAGTGTCGTCCACAGGATCCATATGGTATCGCAAAGAAGGCCGGTGAGGATGTGCTGAGAAATTTATGCGAAACACACGGGGTAGATTATGTGATCGCTGTGCCACACAACATCGTTGGACCAAGACAGAAGTATGATGACCCGTTCCGAAATGTGATGTCCATAATGTTGAACAGGATGTTACAAGGCAAACAACCTATCATATACGGAGATGGAGAACAGCAAAGGTGTTTCAGTTACATCGATGATTGCTTGTACTGTTTGAACGCACTTGCATTCCAAGATAATGTTATTGGAGAAGTAATCAATATTGGACCAGACGAAGAACCTATAACAATCAACGAGTTAGCAGAAGCTTGTGCCAATGAAACAGGAATTAATTTAGATCCCATACATCATAAAGACAGACCCAAGGAAGTCAAACTAGCGGTGTGTTCGTCAGACAAAGCAAGAGAACTATTAGGTTACAGCACAGCAACAAACATGCGACAGTCGGTCAAAAAGACTGCAGAATACATAAGGACCAGAGGCACAAAGAAATTTCAATATCACTTACCGTTGGAGATCATAAACGACAAGACTCCAGAGACCTGGAAGAATAAATTAATATGATTTCGTTTTGCATACCATCAAGAGGCAGACCCGATTTAGCAAAACGTTTAGTTGATACAGCAACAGCTACACAAACAGGTAAGACTGAATTTTTATTCTACCTAAACGAAGACGATACCACGTTAGAAAAGTACAAAGATCTGTTAGATGAGAAACACTACACAGTCGGCCCAAACCAGTCCACTTGTTACAGTTGGAATCTAATGGCTCGTAAGGCCAAACATGACATAGTAATGCTCATGGGTGATGATGTGCAAATACAAACACAAGGGTGGGACAACATAATTGTAAACGAATTCAACAGGTATCAAGACAGAATCTTAATGGTTGTGCCCAGCGATGGAAGAATGAAAGGTACGTTAAAGTATAACATGGATAAACCTAATTTGTGGTCTGACAAACCATTGCCTGCGGCACATTTTGCTGTACACAAGAACTGGATCAATACGCTGGGATATCTAGCACCGCCTTTCTTCTGGCACTGGCACGTTGATTCGTACACACAAAAAGTTGCACGTAAGTTGGGAAGATGTCTCTATCTGCCAACTGTTGTGTTTAAAGCAAAGAAGATGTTCGATGACACGGGTGAACAAGTGCGTACACACCTAAACATCAATAACAGGGATAACTTTGTTTGGGACAAGGTAAAGCAGAGACACCTCAATACAGACATCAAAGCACTGCAGGATTTTATTAAAGATCAGCAAACTCCATAAAGCATTTATTTTTACGTGTCTTTTGTATGAAAAGATTCAATGTGATCCTGTTACAATCTTGATCACTTTCATATGAATGCCATGTTTTATTCTCCTGTCCACAGAATATAAATGTGCTATTCCTTTTCCATTCTGCTTCTTTAACAAACGATACTGAGTTATTTGTCTTATACATTTTTGTCCCTACATTTTTTTCAGGTGTAATGTATGTGACAGAACTCCATATTTTTTCTAGTCCCTCTTGGTGTACATGGAATTTGTATGGCAACTTTGGAGTAATTGAAACGTGTGCGTTCACTCCAAGTTTTTCATATGATCTACTGGCAGGATATACTCCAACAAGTTTCTTTATATTTCTCAACAGGTTAGTGCATATGTCTACGGTCTCGTCGTAGAAATCTATGTCCCAATCTTTGTATTGATCTGGAAATATATGATGTAGTTCTGTTGTAACAAATTTTAAATTTTTATCGCAACCTTCCTGTAACTTTGTAAAAGCATTCTTACTCAGGGTGTTATCAATTACCTGGTACGGCCATGGTTGCAACTGCACCTCAGTTTGTAAACATTTCTCTACAAATCGTTCACCTTCACTCATTTATGTCCAATCCTTTTTTTATATTTAAATACATCTCGTTGTTTATGTCTATTTGTACGCATGGTCTCCTAGGAAAGAATCTCTTTCGTTTGCCAATTTTAATTTCTTTTGATGCTGTAATAAAAATTGCATTTGGATTGTAGGTTATCGTTTTATCTTTTAATAATATATCATCATTACCGGAAGATCTATCAGCCCGTTCTCGGAAGAACCATAAGCATGTGATGTCATTTGAAAGATCTATCTCTGTTAGGTCATCATAAAACTGACAAGTTAATTTGTGTGTCTCTTTAAATTTTGTCCAGATTGTGCCATCGAAACGTGTTTGATTCTCATACAGGTCATCGTACTCGGCCAATTTAAGTATCTGTTGTCCAATGATGTGTTCTACTGGATCTGTATGATAATATTTTTTGTGTAGTCTTTTGAAAAATTCCATTATGCACTGAACAAGTTGATGACTTCCTTCTTCCAATCGTCGGAGTACTCGCAATCTCTGTAACCATCAAACCATGGTCCGCCCTCTGTGTAGTGTAGTATTTTTGGTACACCATCCTTTGGTTCTTTGTACCAACCCACCAACCAGTTGTATTCATGTGGTAGTGATCCAATATCTGAATCTTCTAGCCAGCTGAATCTGTGTAGGAATTTTGGAGTCTGTTTATTCAGGAACTCCGGAGTCAATATTTTATTCTTCTCATGTCCGCAATTCCAGAGCACCATGCTTGACCAATTTTTCCTTGGATATGCTGTTTGCACCTGTCCGTCCATCTTGATTGATCCTTCTTCCGGTGTGTAATCGTGTTGCACACAAACTACCGCTTTGGAGTCATCGCAGTACTGCTCTAGTTCTTTTGTTGGTATCTTCCAAAGGAAATCGCAATCACAGAACACCGCCCACCCTTTGTAGTTGTTAAGGTGAGGAACAAAGAATCTTGTGAACGTGAATTCTGTTGTTGCTAACTTGTCTACTTCGCGAGTGTAGATGCCTTGCTGTCTCATCTCGTTCTGTTTGAGTGGTTGTACCTCTGCTTCGGGATCTCTGCGTTTGATAGAGTGTTCACACACTTGGTATGAAATGTCTTCTCTTGAATCCCAGCCTACATAAATCTTCATTTGGATAATATCTCGTGTATTTGTTTCCAATTATTTACACGTATGATCTCGGGGTGATTAAAATTTCTGTTGTATGGATGGTCGATTAATATGGGCTTTAAACCGTAATTGAGCCCGGCTAAAGCGTTCTTAGGTTTGTCCTCGACCCAATACAGTCCGGTGTCGTGAAACTCGGCTAATGCTGAATCTTTGTCTGCTCCTGTACCTAGTATATGGTAATTTGTGAAGATATGGTCACCAAACAATTCACCTAGTCTTTTCTTACGTAGACACTGTGCTGGTATGTCAGATGTCTGCGATGTAATTGGAACAAACGTCCATCCTTCTGCCGCTAAAAGTTTTACCCAAGTTTGCGATTCTAACATAGGTCGTTGTGTTCCCATCCAAGCACTCCTGTTGAATTCTCTGATCTCTTGTCGGATTGTGTCTTTGCTTACACCAAATCTGTTAGCCATCTCGTAGTCGTCTTGTCCAGTGTCTACTAACTTGTAAGGATAATTTCTTAATCCTTTTTTGTCAAAATATGACCGTAGCTGTAACCATTTGGTGAAATGGTGTTCCCATTCCAACAACACTCCGTCTACGTCTGTGAGTATGATTCTATTAGATGTCGGCATCTTCCATGCCCGCCACTCTCAATTTAACAATATTTGTTATCTGCCATTGTTTTTGGTCCAAGCCTTTGGTGATGGATAGCCATTGATTTCTTATCAGTGCAAAGTCGTTTATTATTTTTGTCATGTCAACAACATCATCTTCCCCGTCAACATATTTTGTTGCGTCATTACTACTCAATGCTCTGTTGTAGTTTTCAAGGAATTTTCTGAAAGTCTTGGATCTTAATCTTCTTAATTCTATGTTTAAGTATTCTAGTATGGCTTCTAGCTGTTGCAGTTGTCCAAACCTCTCCTCAACTATACCAGGCAATGAAGCGGCCGCTTTTTCTAGATTGCCGTATATCTTACACTGCTTCTTTGCTTCTATTAATTCTTGGTCAAAGTACGCTACACAATCGGGTATTTTAGCTAGGTTCCTACTTACTTCGTTGTACCAGTTTATCATTCATCCTCACTATATCCATCTTCGTCCACTTCCTCTTCTTCAAACACAGTTGCTATTGCTTCTTCAAGTTTTGGATCGTATTCTGCAGATGCTTTTAGTTCGTCATGCTCTACACCGATGTCCTCTAAACTCTTAATAAAATCAATGGCCATGTCCAATTTCTGTCTCTCAGGGACGTAATGTACAATTGAGTTCCACAAACGTTCAATGTCTTCGTGTGTAAAGTCTATCATCTATTTTGTTTCTTTAACTGGTTCTATTTTTTTAGCTTTTGTTTTAACTTCTGGCTCTTCTTCTTTGTCAGCAAAGTCTGTTGGTTCTTTGAAGTCTGCCATTAGCATATCTAATTTATCACCGATCCATTGTTTCCTGAAGTCAATATGTTCTTTACCTGCTTTATCGATGTATTTCAGTCTGTTTCCTTGTTGTACTAGCACACCTTTTTTCTCAAATAGGTCAACTAGCCCACTGTATGGGTTCATACCTGTTTCATACGGAATCTTAACCTGTACTGATTCAAAGGGTTTAGAGTATCTTGTTTTCATAACTTTACAAGCGGCTCTTATACCTCTTACATCTGTTACTTTGTTACCGTCTAGATCTTCTTTCAGTTTAAGTTTCTTCATAGCAATAACGATTGAACTGGCATAGATAAAGCCTTGTCCACCTGATATCTTGTCATCGGGATCAAACATATCCTGCGATGCATATGTGTGATTGGTTGCTATAAGTCCTACGTTCCATGAACCAAACATGTTGACACAGTTTCTCACAAGTGCTGTCAGTGCCTTGGGTTTTCTACCTAGGTCACCTTTCATTTCACCTGCTTCAAATTGATTGACATCAGTTGGAGTAAGCATCATACCCAAACTATCTATAACAAATAAGACTTTAGGTGCACCTTCTTTGTCGTCTGAGTGTGCGTCTTTATATCCTTTCATGAACTCTGAAATAGTCTTTGCTACATCATCTATCATGGATAAACTTAATTTTAAAAGTTTATCTTCCGATGTGTCCACTTTCAGTGCCTGTAACCATTTCTCATCCAGTGCGTTCTCTGTATCGATTAATATAACAAAGATGCCTTGGTCTTGTGCATTCTTGATAATGTTTCCCGATGCTATGTAACTCTTACCTGCTCCAGATTCTCCTGCAAGAACAGTTACCTTACCTAGTGGAATTCCTTTGTTGAAATCGCCAGTCATCAAATAGTTCAATGCGTAATTTCCCGTTGATATCCAATCTGTGGGATCGCTAAATCCTATGCCCAGACCTTGGATTGATTTTGTAATGCTCTTTCTAAATTTAGTTGCGTCAAATACTTTTGTCATAATTTTATCCTTTGTGTATCATATATTAGCATACCTAGGCCCTAACGTCAATATCAGGGCCTAGGTAAAATGTCAGATTATTTTGCTTGTCTTGATCTAATCAACTTCAGGATGTCCTCTGCTCTCTTGGCACTGTCACCTGCAGGAGCCGCCGTTACCGGAGCCGCTGTTGGTTGTGGTGCTGGTGCAGATTCAGTCACTGGTGCCGTCGCTGTGGCAGTTTCAGTTACTGGAGTTGCTGTTGGTACAGTCACTTGCGGTTTAGCTTGGTAAGCCATTCCAGCAGGTCTGTAATACTGTCCATATTGCTCTAGATCGAAAGCTTCACCTTCTACAGATTTCTCAAATAATTCTTTAATTATTTTTACTTCTGCGTCAGTTGGCTCTTTTGGTCTGAAGTCACCCAGGTTGTGTAACCCGTGTGTTTCTACTGCGGCTCTTTCTGCTTCGTCCAGAGCTCTTTCTCTTCTTGACCATTTTGATGTTGAGTAATCAGCGTAACCACCTTTAGTAGTTTTGTTGATTCTGAAGTCTACACCTTTTACATAATCAGTAGGCATCTCTTCCATCTCTGGATCCAGTAATGCACTTCTAATGATGTTAAAGATCTGAGGACCGATTATAAATCTTCTGATCGGATTCTCAGGTGTTGAGTCTTCTGCCAACGGATTTGTTGTAACAAAACCTTGGAAAATATAACTTTTCTTTTTCCAATATTTTCTGCCCATGTCTTCCATGCTTTTATCTTTAAACCATGGTCTAACTTCCGTTAGTACTGGGCAAGTCTTGCCATACATCTCCATACACGGTACTTGTACCTGCACTGGTCTAGAATCAGTCTGACCTTTGATACCTGCGAAAGGTAATTTGATCATGTTTCTCTCAGTCCAGAAAAATGTATTTGTTGTATCCTTATCGGGCAAGAATCTGATTACTGCTTCTGATCCTTCTGCTATGTTCCAATGTGGATAAATGGCGTTGTCTCCGCCTGTTGAGGAAGTGGAGCGATTCACTTCTTGGGATTTTAACTTCGCCCTTATTTCAGCTAATGATGCCATAATGTAAGCCTCCTTGTGTGCCTATGTTTGTTAGTTTTAAGTTGCCTTAATTTGCCTAAATGTATATTAGACATATAGTACATAATATACAACTATATTTATCAGTTGTCTACTACTATTATTGGTAAAGTGGGTGTTTTTTTAGATGTTAGCTAGTTGTTTGATTCTATCTAGTTCTGTATTGATCTTTTCTGCTTCTTCTTGATCTTTAGCTATTTCTTGTTCTTTGTCCTCTGCTTCATCATCTGGATCTCTGATCACCATGTCTGGAGCATTGTCTTCTTTTTTAAGTTTGTCGTAGTTCTGTGAAAGGTATGCCATTGCCGCTTTCGCGTCATGTGTTTTGAAAACTTCTTCACCGTCCTTGTCTAGCACGGCATTCACTTTCTTACCATCCTTGTCTGTGTACATCGAAACGTAAGGTTTGATGTCCTCAAAAGTTAAACCCTCTAATTGATTTTCTTCTTTCTGTGTTAATTCTTGTTTTCTTTTTTTGATTGCATCTGTTGTTTCAGGATCATTTAGTTTTGGATTTGATTGTAGGTCTTGTAATGCTTTTAATTTTTCTTTCCTGTCCTCTTCGTCTCTGGGTGCTACTGCGTATTCATTGGCAACACCTTCTGCCCATTCCTCAAATTCAGTTGCTTCACCCCTAGCTCTCTTGTCCAGTTTAGGATGTTTCTTAGGATTATAATCTTCCGGATCCATTCTCACTTCTTTTCCGTATTCTGGATCTGATTGCATTTTCTTGTAATCGTCAATGTATCTTTTTGCCAACTGCACTGCAATTTTTTTATTGCTGTTGTAGTCTGGACCTGGTTTGAACATAGCAGAACCTTCTGACTCAATGCCATCTGCCACTCTTGAAGCAAAGTTTGCCACCCTGTCTTCTTCACCTGTTTTTGTAAGCATCCTCGATGCTATGTCCGAAAGTATTGCTCCGAGCATTGTGCTCTTGTCTTTGAATTTTGTTGCTGACAACATCTTGTCTGCAGATGTATCTTTCCTTAGAATCAGTTTTGATTCAGGATCAGTCAAGAATGATTGTACTATTGCACCATGATCAACCTGTGGTTCCGGTTCTGCTTTGATAGGATCAGTATCTTTTGGTATCACAGTAGGTTGTGTATCTTTTATCTTCATTTGGTCCTCATCGTCATACTCACTCATTATCCTATTGATAAGTGGTAGTGCATCTTCCACTCTGTTGTCTAGGTTTGTTAAAGTAAACTTCTCTCTTAATTTTGCAACAGTTTCGTCGTCTAGTACTTGTTCGTCTGCTGTTTTGAAATCTTTAGATGCCGCTTCATAGTGACTTTGTTTAGCTATGTTTTTCATGTAACCTCTTAGGTTCTCTAGTTTCAATTTAGTCTGTTCAATGATGTCACCAGCATTATCATTTAACTGATCTTTGTTGGTAACGTATCTTGAGAATGAATTTAATTTGGCTATGTCTTCTGATGTTGAAACAATGTGCTGTCCAAATTCATCATGCGGTCTTCCGCCATTTGACACGTGTCTTTGCATGGCCCTCGCTCCTGCTAGGTGTGTCATTGGATACTTGAATCTCTCGCCTTCTTCGTTCTCTATGTAAAGTGATTGTATCTGTCTTGATCTTGCACCTGGCACGGTCTCGTCAACTTTGCCTTTGTGTCTGATTATTAATTTTGTTTTGTTTAGGTTCTCGAATGAGC